TCCACTATCTTAAGAAACTTTCAGAAGGTTCAGGTCTTACAAAAGATGATGTCCAGGCTCTTGACATACTTCATAAGAATCTTCGCATGATTCGTGGACTAAACACAAAGGCTCCTAAAAAGAGTAAGAAAGAAGCTGACGTAAAAGAGCTTTTTAAGATAGTGGATAATGGCTAAGAAAATAACTAAAGAAGAGGCAATTGAACGGCTCTGGAGAGTTGGTGAGCTTCGTTGGAAGCTTAAGGGAAAACAACGTGATGTTTACGACATCATTAAGAATGATCCCTATGATGTCAGTTGCATCTTAATTTCTAGACGTTTTGGTAAGTCTTTCATTAACTGCCTCACTGCGGTTGAGATTTGTCTGAAAACGCCAAACGCAATTGTTAAGTATGCTTGTCCTAAGCAGAGAATGGTTAAGACTATTATTAAGCCTATTATGCGTATTATTCTGGAAGACTGTCCAGAAGACCTTAAGCCAGAGTTTAAAGAGCAAGATAAGGTTTATAGATTTCCAAACGGTTCAGAGATTCAAATTGCAGGAACAGATAACGGAAATGCTGAGAACTTGCGTGGAGGTTATTCCCATTTGTGTATTTTGGATGAAGCAGGATTTATGGACGATCTGGAATATATCGTTAACAGTATTCTTCTTCCTACTACGGATACTACAGGAGGTAGGCTTATTCTAACGTCTACTCCGAATTATAAAGATCCTAATCACGAGTTTCATGAAGCTTTTGTTTTCCCAATGATGGCAGAAGAGAGGCTTGTTAAATATACTATATATGATTCCCCAATGCTAGATGAAAAGGGAATAAAAAGAATTATATCTCGTTATGCTGGAGGAGAAGCTAATCCTAAGTTCCAGTGTGAGTACTTATGTGAAATTCCAAGATCATCTGAACTTACCGTTGTTCCAGAGTTTACTAGGGAAAAGGAAGCTGAAATTGTTGTTGAAGACTTTGAGTTACCTCCTTTCTATGATGGATATGTTTCAATGGACGTTGGTTTCCGAGATTTAACTGTAGCTTTATTTGCCTATTATGACTTCAAAAATGCAACACTGATGATTATAGATGAGTTAGTGATGAATGGTCCAGAAATGACCACACAAGCCCTAGCTGAAGAAATTAGACATAAAGAGAAACTTAGATACTATAATGAAATGACCGATGAGGTGAAGAAACCGTTTCTGAGAATTATGGATAACGACTTGAAACTCATCAACGACTTGGCAGTACTTCATGATATTACGTTCATTGCCACAAAAAAGGACAATAAAGAAGCTGCTGTCAACAATGCCCGAATTTGGATACAGAACAATAAAGTAAAGATACATTCACGTTGTAAGCACCTCATTTATCACACGAGAAGTGCAATGTGGAACAAAAGCCGTAATGCATTTGAGCACTTGAAAGACACTCCTGGTGGAGAAATTCGTGGAGGCCACGCAGATGCCCTGGACGCTTTCGTATATTTGGTGAGAAATGTACTGGAATCTAAAAATCCATACCCTGTGAACTACGGAAGGTTGTCTGGTCGAAATGTCTTTGATTCTGGAAAAACTAAGGAAGAAACCGGAATGATGGACATGATGAAAGCTATTTTGAACATTAAAAAGTGACGTTTAACAACTATAATTATAAAGGACTGTCTATGAGTTATGACACATATTTCGCAGCCGATGAAGGCAAAAGAACTGTACATGAACTGGAGAAGAAATCTCTAGCGTGGTATAAGGACATACAATATAACAAATATCTAGACAGAATCCGTAGGTCTTGGGCAGCTTATCATGGGGCATACTATGATGAATCACATGCTGTCACCTTTGGGGGAGAACAAGGGGAACTAGTAAATTTAGCTATAAACCACTTTAGGAACTTGGCTCAGCATATGCTAGTTATGGTGACAGCTACCAGACCTTCATTTCAAGCCAGATCAGTCAATACTGACAGGAAATCTCAAGTACAGACAAAACTAGCCAATGGTCTATTAGACTATTATATGAGGGAAAAAAGGCTAGAAAGACACCTGAAAAGGGCTGTAGAGTATGCTATCACTATGGGATCTGGATTTATCAAGATGGAATGGAACTCCACTAGAGGCGAGATCTATGACTATATTGAGCCAATTGAGGACGATATTGTAGATTTTGATGATGATGGCAATCCAATCGGAATGAATGGTGAAATTATCGAATCTATTCCAATTTATGAAGGAGATGTTGAATTTAGTAACCTTTCTCCTTTTGACGTAGTATTTGACAGTACTAAAGAGACTTCAGATCAGCATGATTGGGTTCTTTGTAGATCATTCATCAATAAGTTTGATCTTGCTGCCAAATATCCAGAACTTGCTGAAGATATTATCGAATTACCAACAAAAGACGAACAATATTATACAAAGAGACTTACAGTATCTCCATATGAGAAAACTGACGATGTAGTGGTATATGAATTCTACCACAGAAGAACTGAATCTATGCCGAATGGTAGATATTTAATGTTCTTAGAAGAAGATGTAATCCTAGAAGATACTCCTATGCCATATAGAAGACTTCCAGTATATCGTATTGCTCCTGCTGATATTTTAGGAACTCCTTACGGATATACTCCAATGTTTGATCTTCTTCCTATTCAAGATGCTGTAAACAGTCTATACTCTACAGTTATGACTAACCAATCTACTTTCGGGGTTCAGAACATTCTTAACCCAAGAGGAAATGATGTTAAGGTTAATCAGCTTGAAGGTGGACTAAACTTTATTGAATACAATCACCAAATCGGTGCTCCTGAGCCGTTACAGCTTACGAATACTCCTGGAGAGATCTTTAACTTCCTACAAATGTTAGAGAAGGCTATGGAGACTATCTCAGGGGTTAACTCAGTTGCTAGAGGTAATCCAGAAAGTTCTCTACGTTCTGGTAACGCTCTTGCCCTCGTTCAGTCACAAGCTCTACAATTTATGTCAGGGCTACAACAGTCCTATATCCAATTGATCGAGGATGTTGGTACAGGTCTTATTCAATTACTTCAAGACTTTGCCAGTACACCAAGAGTTGCAGCTATCGTTGGCCTTAGTAACAGAACTGAGCTTAAAGAATTCAAGTCAAGTGACATTGACAAGATCAGTAGAGTAGTTGTTGATGTAGGTAACGCTCTTATGCAGTGTCTTGAGGAAGGTACAGAAGTAATGATGGCTGATGGATCTTTTAAAGAAGTGCAGGATATTAAAGTTGGCGATCAAGTAATGGGATGGGACTCTAAACCAAAAACAGTAGAAAAAGCTGGTTCTGGGCATGAAGAAATGTTTGAAGTTAGAACTAAGTCTAAAAAGGATGAACATATATATACTTGTAATAAATCTCACATAATGACATTAAAATACTGTTCTGATTATAAAGATAGTAAAAAAGGTGATATTATTGATATTTCTGTTAAGGATTACTTAGAACTTTCTGAAAAAGAGAAAAATCTTTTAATGGGATTTAGAACTAATGTGGAATTTGATACTAAAGAAACTCCACTTGATCCGTATTATTTAGGTCTATGGATTGGTGATGGAAATAGAAATAATACTAGTATAACTACTAGTGATTCAGAGATTGTTAATTACTTAAAGGACTATTCTCTAGAAATGGGACTATTCTTAAGAAAAGATAATCCTAGTGGAAATTCTCATTCATACCATCTAACTTCAGGAGAAACACATGGGAGTTCTAAGAGAAATCCTATAATGAATAATTTAAGAGAGTTAGAATTGATTCAAAATAAACACATACCGCATATTTATAAGTATAATGATGAAAAAACATTACTAAATATGTTAGCAGGGTTTATTGATGCTGATGGAACTTTAGTCGATCAGACATTTGTAATTGCCCAAAAAGAAAAAAGAATCTTAGAGGATTTTCAATTCGTTGCCAGGTCACTAGGATTTAAAGCAACGCTAACTACTAAAACTAGAAGTGGAGAAAATACTTTCAGTAAAAATGATGAAGTAGAGTATCATGTTTTAAATATTGGTGGAGATACTTGGAGAATACCAACTAAACTTCCAAGAAAACAAGCTAAAGAAGTAGAAAAGCAAAAAGATTGGAAAAACTATGGTATTAAATTAGTATCTAAAGGTTATGGTAAATATTATGGATTTACATTAAAAGAAGATCCACATTTTCTATTAAAAGATTTTACTGTAACTCATAATACAACTGCTGGTCGTGCTCAAGTTGCAGAAAACCTTCTACAGATGGGAGTACTAAAAACTCCAGAACAGTATCTTCAAGTTATGAATACTGGTAACTTAGATACTATGATCGAAGGTGAGATTGATGAAAACGAAACTATTCGTGGAGAGAACGAAAGACTTATCAATGGTGAAGACATTATCGCTATCGCTATTGACAATCACTCGCTTCATATTAGAGAACATAAAGCGGTTCTTTCTGATCAGGATTTAAGAAGAGATCCTGAACTAGTTAAAAGAACACTAGCCCACATTCAAGAACATATAGAATTATTAAGAAATACTGATCCAGATCTACTGACTATAGTAGGACAGCAGCCTCTTGCACCACAAGGTGCTCCTGCTGCCGGACAAGCTCCTCCAGGAACGGAAGGTGCTGCTGGAGCTTCTGGACCAATGCAAGGTGGACAACCACAAGTTGATGCTCAAGGGAATCCTTTACCACAACCAGCTAGTCCTCCTGGAGAATTTGCAGAATTACCAACTGATGCTGGAGCTGCCTTAGCTGCTCAAGCCGGAGTACCGCCACAAGGATAAGATATGAACGGAGATGATGGACAAAGAGATCAACGTCTAAAAGATACTGCACTTAGTGCGTTATCTAAAGTTGGTTCAGGTTTAGCTAAAGCTGCTAGAAGTGGAGCTTTAAAAAAGATTGGAGCTAAAGCTCTTAAGCAAGCCCCTTTGATTGGTGGTATTGCTGCTGCTGCTCAATCTGGAGATATTAGTCAAGCTATTCCAGTGCTCGGTGCTGCTGATGCACTTGGTCCTAAAGCTGGAAGTGTTGACGACATTATTGAAAATCCAGGTAAGTATAGTGACGAGGAAAGACAAGCTGCAATGATGCAAGCTACTAAACAAAACGCTTTACGTCAAGCTAGTGTTAGTCCTGAAGAAGTTGCTAGAAGACAAAAGATGAGAGAAGAGGCAGCTAGAATGTTAGGAAAGGAATCTCCTGACAGAATGGTAGCAGAAAAAGA